AAACAATGCCAATCTACCACAGTAAAAAATTCCGGGAATCTGCCTTAGCCCACCAACTGCTCGACGGTCTTACTGGCCTGGAAATAGGCGGCGCGGCGCATAACGCTTTTGGGCTTGATACGCTGAATGTAGACCGCGTTCACCACACAAATTTAGCCTTTATGGATTACGCCTTGGAGCAGGTAAGGCTTTGCGGCGAAGTGATGCCCGTTGATATAGTGGCCCCCGGTGACAGCCTACCAGTAAAGGACAAAAGCTATGACTTTGTAATTAGCAGCCATGTGATAGAGCATTTTTATGATCCTATTGCAGCGATCAAAGAATGGATGAGGGTTTCAAAAAGGTACATCTACATGATCGTACCACACCGGGATGCTCTGGAAAGCGACAAAGACAAACCCCTGACAGAAATCAGCGAGTTTCTAAACAGGCACAAGGTCGGGGCAAATATCGGGGCGAGTGATGAACACCATAGCAGGTGGACGCCTGATAGCTTTATGGTAATGTGCGGCTATATTGAAAGCCCGATAAAGGGCGAAACGTGGCGTGTGTGTGATTATCAGTATAGTGATGATAAAGTAGGCAATGGGTTTACCGTTGTCCTTGAATGTGAACAAAACATGGAAAAATGATAAGAGAGTCTGTGAATATATTGTTTTTAAAAGATCAATGGACTGAAAATAGTCCATTTTTAAGAAGTGAGCTGTATTACTTCTCTCTTTTAGACGACGCACCGTCAAAATATGAGGTAATTATAGAAAGAATCCCAGTCGAAGAAGAGGATTACGCAGCCTATATAATTGACCATGTGCATAATAACCCTAAAAAGTTTAAAACAGGGCAAGATGTAATAAACTTTTTTTATAAAGCCCTTGAATATCACAGAGATGCAAACAGGTATAAAGAGGCAGTTAATTTCCCTGTAGGGATTAGGTTTGATGTATTGAAAAGGGATGGTTATAAATGTATTATTTGCGGGAACTCGGCTAAAGATGGCTCTAAATTAGAGGTTGATCACATTATTCCAAGATCACTTGGCGGAGGGAATGAGCCAAATAATCTACAAACACTTTGCTTTAAATGCAATAGAGGTAGGTCTAACAAAAAACTAATGAATTTTTCTTGATGATAAATGTACTTGTAATTGAATCCCCCCTTGCTAACGCGGTAACATGGTGGCGTTTTTTTCGCCCGTTTGCACAGATGCGCAAAATGTATCCGGGCAAGTTTAATTTCCGCTTTACGCAAAAGCTGACGGCTGAAGACCTATACCTGACAGATGTGTTTATTTTGTCCAGGCCAAACGACAAGGAAACGCTGGAAGTGGTCAAGCGGGTGAAAGACGTTGGAAGGTCTAAAATCATTTTGGACATTGACGATGCAATGACTAACCTACCCGTCTACCATGACCAAGCGGCCTACCACCATGCTCGGGCACATATAGCGCGGGAAATCTGGACGTATGTAGATCACTTTTGGGTAAGCACTGAACAGCTACTTTATGAGTGTGACTGCCTGAATAACGGCGAAGTAGTCCCAAATGCCATTATGCCCAATGATCTGCCTTTGGAGGCGGCGCCCGATAGAGGCTTTTGGATGTGGCGCGGTAGAGGTATGCAAAAGGAAGATGTTTACCAGGCCGGGCGCGAGGTGTACGACCGGATTAAGCATATCCCTAAGCGCTTTTTATTTTGGGGTGTGCTTCCCGCATTGAACCACGGGCAAAACATACACCTGGAGGAATACGACGACGACGTACAGAGCTACATGGCGAAGCTGAAGCAAGCGAAATTTAACGTGGTGTGGAAGCCTTTAGTTGATTGCCAGTTTAACGACGCTAAGTCAAATATTGCATGGATTGAGGCTACCATGTCGGGCGGTGTGTGCTTGACTAACTACGCGGGCAAAAAGGCATGGGAACACGCGACGGCGGAGCCTTTGGAGTATGATGCCGCGGTGGATCTGTGGGGCAAAAGCCGGGATCGCATTTTACAGGACTTCAATCTTGAGAATACGGCACGGCAGCGGATGGAGAGCATTTACAGCATTTTGGACAATGTGCATAGAGTTTGACTAAAGAAAAGCACGTGAGGGGATGCGCACACCCGTTAAGCATAAAAGATTTTTGGGTGTTGGTGTTGGAGCAGCTTGTCGAGTGTGGCAGGATGGATCAGGCCTACTATGCTGCTGAGGAAATTGTAGTAAGGGATTACGGGCGGCGGCGGTTTAAGTCTTATCAGTCTTTCCTTAACGCAAAATGCAAATGGTATAAAAATAGAAAAAAACAGGTTTTTAGATAACCTTTTTTTGCAGGCCGGGTTTTGCCCGGCCTTTATTTTTGTGCAAACGTTTGGATTTGCGGCTATTTGGATTTAATATAAGCATAGAAGCGCCCTGGGATCAGGCAAGACAGGCGGCATCAAGGAATATTAACACGCTTCCTTATGGCTCCGGCCCGTCCGGGTGGGGTACGCTGTACGATTCTATCTTTTCCGGCTCCGGCGTTGTTACCAGACAAAAGGCATTGCAAGTACCGGCCGTTTTTGCGGCGGTTGATGTGGTAAGTCGCACTCTTGCCTCTTTGCCGTTTGCCCCATTTCGCCGTACACCTGAAGGCGCTGAACATGCCGTGGGGCATCCATTGTGGGCAATGGAAACAATAGAACCAAGCCCACACACAACTTCCTACAATTTCCGCCGGGATATGTTCGCAGATGCTTGCTTTGGCAATGCATACGCGAAGATTAGTTTTAAGGGTAACGGCCGGGCGTACAAGCTGGAACGCCTTATCCCTGAAGATGTGGTTATCTACCAGCGCGAAGATGGGACGCTTTATTATGCCGTTTCCCGGAAAATGGGGACACAGGCAACCTTTGAGATCCTCTACCCCTGGGAGGTAATACACCTGAGAGGTATGACAATAGACGGATGGCAGGGCATCAACATTTCAAACCAGTTTAACAGCTCCTTTGCCACATCCATAGACGCTACGCGCTACGGGCACAACTTCTTTTCCAATAATGCCGCTATCGACGGCATAGTAGCTTTTCCTCAGGGACTTTCCAAAGATGCCAGGGATATAATAGAAGACCGTATCCAGAAAAAACATGCAGGGGTGAAGAATGTGGGCGGCATTATGGTGCTGGACGCGGGTGCAAGCTATACCAAGATCGGCACGAACCCTCAGGAAGCCATGCTGAATGAAACGCGGATGTTTCAGGCTTATGAATCGTGCCGCATTTTCGGCGTTCCAGCCCACATGATAAACGTGCTTGATCGCTCCACTTTCAACAACATTGAAATGATGGATAACGGCTTTGTGAAGTACTGCCTGACCCCGTGGGCTGAACAGTTCGAGGCAGAGTGTGATGTCAAGCTACTAACGCAAGACGAAAAGATAAACGGTACAATTTTCCACCGCTTCGATATGACCAACTTAATGCGTGGCGATATGAAAAGCCGGGCGGAGTACGAGGATAAAATGCTCAAAAACATGGTGCTTACCATTAACGATGTTAGGCGCATGAACAACCTTAATGAAGTTACCTGGGGCAATCTACCATTTGCACAGGCCGGTGTTACGCGGGTGAATGAAGAAGGGGAAATAGAGCTGCCAGAACCGCCGGAATCAGAAGAAAAAGAGCCTAAAGGCACAAAAGAAATAGACAATGAAGAAGAACCAGGAACAACGGCGGACGAATAGCGATCTGGAAACACGCCACATCCTGCACGAAGAAACGCGGGCAAAGGTCGTAAATGCTGAATCTCGCACGATTCGGGGTTACGGCATTGTGTTCAACAAGGAAAGTGTTGATCTGCGAGCTGGCGGTCGGGTGTTCCGGGAAGTTATACGGCCGGAGGCTATGGATGGCATTGACACGTCCCGGATGCTGGCAATGCACAACCACGACAGCAACCGACTTTTAGGTAATGCCGCTTCGGGAACCATGCGCACAGGCACAGACGCAACGGGCGTATGGTATGAAGTTGATCTACCAGACAGCCCAACCGGACAAGATGTATTTATCTCTGTACAGCGGGGCGATACGCAGGGCAGTTCTTTTCAGTTCACTATTGCCCCCGACGGCGAACGGTGGTCTATGCGGGGCGGTAAAGCGTTCCGGGAAGTGACCAAGTTTGGCGGCGTGTATGAGATGGGGCCGGTGTCTGAACCTGCTTACCCTGATACATCTATCGGCGCTCGTTCTTTGGAAGCAATGGAAGCGGCTGAAAAAGAAGGCCGGGCGAATGAAGACAAGGATTGGAGCGTAAGTAATAGCGCATACTTCATCCAGCAAGTCAACTGGACAATTGAAGAAACGTCGTGGAGGCTGCGTAATCTGGAAAAGCTTATGCAGGCAGACCCGGACAATTCCCAACTATACCAGGAAACACGCGACGCGATCACAGAGGCCCGCGAAGCCTTGAAAAGAATGATCGGATTAGAAGCGCAAATAATCAGCACCGTTAACGGGCAAAGAAGCGAAGAAAATAAAAATACAAATGCAATGTTGATGGATGCAGACCATTTCCGTCGACTATGCTTGCTTATCTAACAACAAACAAACAAACACAATGAAGTTACAAGAGCTTTTAAATGAGCGTCGTAACGTGTTCGCCAAACTCAATGATTTGCGAGCAGAAACCGACGCGACAGGTAAATTCACAGACGATGCAAAAGGCGCGGAGTACAAGCGCCTTGACGCTGAGTTTGTCCGCCTTAGTGGTGAAATTGAAGACGCGCAGCGTACTGAAGCCGCAGAACGCGAACACGCCGCCCGCCTTGCCATGATGGAGGCTGACGCCAGAAACAAGCCTGCAGGAGCGCCAACGCCAGCAGCAGATCCAGCGAAAAGCTACGAGGATGTTTTTTGGCGCTACATGGGCCGCAGTTTTGAACGCCGTTTGGCTGACGACGAAATGCGTCTACTTGAAACACGTGGCACCTCTACCCAAATTGGTTCTACTGATTCTCTTGGTGGTTTTACTATTCCGCAGTCATTCTCCAACAAGCTGGAGGTAATGATGAAGTATTACAGCACCATAACAGCGTTTGGTTCGCTTGATACTTCTATTGGTGGAGTGCTTAAATATCCATCATTGGACGATACAAGTGTTAATGGCGCTGTGATTGCTCAGGGTGTTGCCACCAGTGTTTCAGATTTAACCTTTGGTAACGTCTTGTTTGGTGATTACACCGTTGATTCAAAGATTATTAAGTTGTCTGCCGAGTTGTTCAATGACAACCAGGTTGGTCTTGTTGAACAGATTTTGGCAACCCTACTGCCTGAGCGCCTTGGTAGGGCAATTAACGGGTTTATCACTAATGGCACTGGTTCTTCGCAGCCGTTTGGATTGACTACCGTTGCCACAACCTCCGCACTGACTACCGCAGGGGCAACGGCAATTACTAAGGCAGAACTATTGAGGGCCTGGTACAAGCTGGATAAGTCATATATGGAAGGGCCGCAATCCGGGTGGATGATGCACAACACCATCCTTGGTTATCTGCGCACACTTGACCTTGGCAATACCGACACTGTACAACTGTTTAGCCCGGCCGTCATTGCGGGCGAGCCTGACCGCATGCTTGGTAAACCTGTTTTCATTAACAATGCATTAGAGGCTGCAAACGCATCAACCGGCGTACCTGTTACTGCTAAAAAGCACATCTATTTTGGTGATTTCTCCAAATTTGTTGTGCGCAAAATCGGCGGTATATCAATGAGCCGAAACGATAGTTTATATTGGGCTGAACGCTCAATCGGCTTCATGGGTTACCAGCGACTTGATAGCAACCTAATCAACGCAAACGCGATCAGGCTAATTACCCAAGCGTAAGATGTACGTGAAGTTGAAAAAATCGGGGCGGGTGGCCTGGGTTTCAGATCATAACGGCGCTTTCTTGATTGACAGCGGCGAAGCTGAAGAAGTCCAGGCAACCCACACCGATATTAGAGAAACTGCAACCGTAAAGCGTAACACCGAAAAACGTGGCGTTCAAGATAACGACAACACCGACAGAAGAACCGATCACTTTGGGCGAGGCTAAAGATTGGCTGAAGGTTCACCCGGATGTGGCGGAAGACGATAACCTTATTCGTGCGCTAATTAAGGCAGCGCGGGTATGGGCAGAACGTCACGCGGGTGTGTGTCTGATTGAACAGACGGTTGAAGAAGTTTGGGATTTCTTCCCTGAATACGGCGTGTTTGAATTGGCAATGGCTCCGCTTACAGAGGTTACAAAAGTAGAATACCGGAATGATGCAGCGTCCTATACAACATGGGCAAGTAGCAATTATACGGTGGACACTTACAGCTACCCTCCGCGTGTGGTTTCTAAAAGCACACTACCGCCGTCTATCTCTTTACAAAACCAGATGCCTAATTTATGGCGTATCACATACAAGGCCGGCACAACGTCCGCCAAAAATGTAGATGCCAACGTAAAAACGGCCATGCTTTTGCAGATAGGCATGATGTACGAAAATAGGGAAGATATACCGATCCTGAAAAATGGCGCTAATCCAACAGCTCGGAGTGCTTACGCGCTTTTGTCGCTGTCCAGGGTTAATCTGATATGAGAAACACGACTGCCAACATATCACAATCCATACCGTCTATTTCTTCCCTACGGGAACGGGTAACGGTTCAAACGTTCACAACAACGCGGGGCGATAATGGCGAACAGGTCAACACGTGGGCGGATTTGCGGACTGATTGGGCGCTGGTTGAATATCCGGTTACGGGTAACGATGAAAGGTATTTTGGGGATCAGGAAATGAGCCTGCAGCGGGCGCGAATTACAATGCGCTACCGTGGGGACATTTTACCCAAAATGAGAATTATACATAACATCGACGGCTCAAAATCCCTGACCTACGACGTGCTTTATTCAGCAATATTAGGAGCCAGAAAGTTTGAGGTTTTAACTTGTGAATCAGTGGAATGAAACTAATAATTGACACGGAAAAGAAAACGGTTTTTGTGCATGGATCATGCGCTTTTGAAGCGATAGAGGCGGCTGTAAAGGCCGTTGATCCTGAAAACTGGCCGTTGTACGCACTTACGTGCGAAAATGTTTCGATCTCGTTACCATGTGAACCAACTAAATTCAAATACCCCTCTTTTGAAGACAGAAGATGAACACGGGTAAATACATATACGGGAAGTTAAGCGGTACAACGGGCGTTACGGCGCTTGTAAGTACGCGGATCTATCCCATGATTTTACCCCAAGATGCGATTTACCCGGCCATTGTGTACAGTGTAGACAATAAGCCGTTAGATAGCAATATGAAGGACAGGGCGGGCTACCACGACCGCGCTACGGTAACGCTGAATATCTGGGCGGATGTGAAGTTCGGGCAAGCGGCCTACACTTCACTGGATGCAATAGACACGGCAGTAAGAACGGCAATGGATTTTCAGACGGGAACCTCAAACGGGGTTACGTGTGAGACTTGCAAATACATGGGAAGTGAAGACATATACAGCGAAGACAGGCTGTTGATTGGCCGGTCTGCAACGTATGTACTAACGATAAAGGTATGATAGACGCACAGCTCCAGGCGGATTTAAACAAGGTAATTGCAGCCGTTCAAAAGATCGGTCCGGTATTGTACCGGGATGCAAAAAAAGAGCTGAAAGCGGCGGCGCGTCCTTTGTCGGCGGCTGTTAAGTCTGTGACTCCGGTTGGTAAAAAAAAGGAGCATAAGCGCTATCCAAAATTAAGGCCAGGGCAAAAGAAAGCAGCTAAAGATCAAGGTCGTGTTATTGCCACATACAAGAGCGGCAACTTGAAAAGGTCTATTGGTGTGATAAGCTTTAGAAGGGCTAAAACATCTGTATTTGTCGGGGCAAGATTACGCGGTGTGTACGATGGCTACTATGGCCATACTGTCAACTATCCAACAAGAAGCGTAAACGACAAAATGAGGCCGGGTAAATACTTCTTAGAAAAAGCAGTAGCAACGGCCGGGCCTGCAACGCTAAAAGAAGCGGCAAACAAGTTAAGCCGCGTAATTGTAAAATATTGGGAATCAAAATGAAAATCAGATACACAAAGCAATTCACAGACGAACACGGCATGACCTTCTTACCCGGATGGGTAGCGGAACATTCACAGTCTGACTGTGAAAAGCGCATATCACAGGGCTTTGCGGCCCCTACTGAAGAAGGAACAAGGGCGTTAAGGTACTCCGTAAGCGCACCCGTTTTGGTGGATGCCTGCGCCGTACCGGATGCTCCTGAAGGCTTATATCAGCCTATGGAACAGGAAGAAGAAAGAAAAGGCCCAAAGGTCTTCAAAACAAAATAAACAAATAAACACACTACACTATGGCACAGACAGTTGGTACAGTTCTGGCAAAAAACATGAAGCTATATTTTGGCGCGACTGCATTGACGTGCCAGGTAGATGTTTCTATCTCCGGCTCCACAAACATGTTTGAAACAACATGTAAAGACAGCGGGGCAAACTCTGCTTTTCTTCCAGGTTCAAAATCCTGGACAGCAAGCGGAACACTAAACTACGCGGATGATGCCACCCTTGGTTTCGGTACATCCACGACGGGTATTTTCGACAAATGGGACGGTCAAGGCACCGTTTCCGTAGTATTCCAGACCGGGGCAAGCGGTGACCGCAAATGGAGCGGCACGGGCTATGTTTCGAGCTGGACTATGAACAGCTCCGGCAATGATGAAGCCGTGACCGTGGATTTTGAGATCCAGGGAACAGGCGCCCTTGCTATGGCTACAATCAGCTAATCAAACAATAACATGGAATGACAACCTATTTGAATTTGGATGGCGTAGAGCGTCCGGTGCGTTTTGGTTTTGGTGCTTTGTACCAATACGAACAGCGTACCGGACGCAATGCCCTGGAAGATTTTGCAAAGATGGCAGGCGGGGCGGTTTCAATCACTTTAATGGTTGACTTGCTCTTTGCCGGACTTGTAGCAGGGCATAGGCATGAAAAAGTGCCAGTTTCTTTCAATCAAGACGATGTAGCAGAATGGATGACCCCTGAAGTGTTAAATCAAACGGCCGTAATGTTCACAGACGCATTTCCAGCAGAGCAGCAGGAGGGCGACGGCGAAAAAAAGACGAAGCCCCCGAAAGTGAAAGTGATGGCCTAAGGTGGCAACGGTTGATCGAGATGGGGGCGGCGGCTGGATTAAAGGAAGATGAGTTTTGGTCTTGTACGCCACGCTATTTGTATGCCTTGCAAAAGGCAAAGAGGGACGAAAGTCGGCAGTCCTGGGAGCAAGCCAGGTACATAGGATTTTGGTCTTTGAAGGCGGCAGGCTCGAAGGTTAAAAGCCCTGAAAAACTGGGTAAATTCCCTTGGGAAATGCGGCAAGTGGTATTCCCTAAGCAATCCATCGAGGAGCTAAAGAAGTTCGATGAAGAAGCCGATTTGATACTCAAAATGACTAACCCGGAAGCGTACGAACGCTACATAAAAGCAAAGGAGGCGCAAAATGACGGCAACTGATTTAAAGGTTCGGGTTGGTTTTCTATTTGATGAAAAGTCGCTTAATGCGCTATCTAAACGCTTACAGCGTAGCGGCGAGCAGCTGTCCCGGATTGGTACAGACCTTACACTTTCCTTATCGGCTCCGTTGGCAGCCTTTGGCGCTGCATCCATCAAAGCGGCTGGGGATATTGAAAGCCTTACCCTTGCTTTAAAATCACAGTTAGGAAGTAGTGAAGCGGCGGCGGCAGAGTTGGACAAACTGACTGAAGCGGCCAAAAACCCCGGCCTTGGTGTAGAACAAGCCGTTCGGGGTTCTGTTCGTTTGCAGGGTGTTGGCCTTGCAGCAGAAGAAGCCCGTGAAACGCTTATCCAGATGGGTAATGCCATTGCAGCCACGGGCGGAACGGCTCAGGAGCTTGACAACGTAACGCGGCAATTCGCCCAAATGATTAGCAAGGGGCGCGTACTTCAGGAAGACGTTTCTATCTTGTCTGAAAACATGCCAGGCCTTGCACAGCTTATGCAAAAGGCATTTGGCACTCAAAGTGTGGAGGCGATCCGGGAAATGGGTGTGGGCGGCAAAGAGTTTGTGCAGCGTATCACAGAGGCGGCAAAGGAATTACCACGGGTAGAGGGTGGTATAAAGAACGGGATCGGCAACGCGATGGACAGCCTAAAGCAGAGCGCTGCAAAGGTTGGACTTGCGATCAATACTGCTTTTGATGTAACGGGCTTAATAGAATCTTTTTCAGGTGGACTTTTGGCGGCTGCAAATGCTTTTGCAAGCCTCGACAGCGGGGTGCAAAAACTGATTCTTTCCCTCGCTGGCATTGTCATTGCCACGGGGCCGGTGGTGAGCGCCTTTGGGGCAATTAAGCAATTTGCCGGAACATTTGTGTCAATATGGGCAAATGTCCTATCCAGCGTAAAAGCGGGAATAACAGCCTTTAAAGCCCTGGACACGGCAATGAAGCTGACTGTAATTGGTGGGCTTATTGCGGCCGTCGGATTATTGGCGGCGGCTTATACTCATTTTTCTTCGCAGCTTACCGATGCAGAGCGGGCGCAAAAATCACTAAGCGAAGTTAACCGCAAAGCGGCTGAAAGTGTAGCAGGGCAAAAGTCAGAGGTAGACACCCTGGTAGCGGCTTACAAAAGTGAAGGGGCTACACTTGACCAAAAAAAGGCCATACTATCAGAGCTTAACCGGATAAGCCCCGAATACTTTGGAGGCATACGGGTAGGTAAGGGAGATATTGAAGCGATTACAGCGGCCACAGCGAAATATAGCGCGGAGCTTATCAGGGTAGCAAAGGCCACAGCTTATAAAGACCGGTTAGTTGAGATAGAAAAAGAATTGCTGAACCTGAATAAGACGGCGCAACCTTCCATTATTCAGTCGGTTGGTAATGCCATTTTAAGTTTGGGTAATGTTTCAGGGTTTGCCGCTAAACAGGCGCAAACAGCAGCGGATAACATTGTAGAGCAAACAAAGGCTTTAGAGGCAGAGCGCACGGCGCTATCTCAAAACCTTACGCAGCTTACACTTGCTGACGCGGCAAATAACAAACTAAACGATTCTACAAAAGACCTTACAGATACGACAGGGGCTTATGACGAGGCACTAAGGCAGGCAGAAGCAAAAGCAAGCGCATACAAAGAAGTTTTAGTAGATATTCAGGCTGAATCCGACCGGCAGAGCCTTCTTGGCGTTACCGACCTACCTCAAAAACTGCAAGTTGCAGAGGCTGGGTTAAAAAAGCTGCTTGACGCGGGATGGAAGCCAAATACAGAGGAGGTTAAGCGAGTAGCTGCTGAAGTGATTAATCTTCAGGCGCAAATAAACGCGCTAACCCCACCAGCCCCAATCACAATAGACATTATCCGCCGGGAATCAACGTCGGGCGGGTTTGTTCCAACAGCAAGACCGGAGGGCGAGTTTGAGGCCATAAAGAACCAACAGGATGCAATAGCCCAAAGGCAAAAAGACCTTGCAAAAAGTTGGCGTGACACATACATAGGCGCGGCTCAGGAAGTTTCAGGGGCTTTATTCAATATCCTGGGCGGCTCTTTAAACGCAAGGACACAGGCTGAAATAGATGCGGCCGAACAAAGTGCAGCAGCGGCAATACAAGCGGCTGAAGGCAATTCTGAAAAGCAGGCACAAATACGGGCGGCTTTAGATCAGAAAATTGCACAGATTGAGAAAAAGGCCGGTAAACGGCGCAAGGCGCAAGCCATTGCAGAAGCCATCGTAAATACGGCGGTGGGTGTAACACGTGCTATTTCTTCAGCACCTCCACCATTAAACATTCCAGCTATTGTAGCGGCTTCTGTAGCAGGCGCGGCGCAAATTGCCATCATTGCGGCGACCCCGTTTGCCCGTGGTACTGGATACGCCCCCGGCGGCATGGCCCTGGTAGGTGAACAAGGGCCGGAGCTTATCAATTTGCCACGCGGATCACAGGTGTATTCAAATCCAAAAACAAACAGGATGCTTGATAGTATGGGCGGCGGCGGTATGCTTAGTGGTGAGTTCACCGTAAGAGGCACAGACCTGGTATTAGTATTGGAACGAGCGCAAAACAAAAATCAACGGTTTAGATAATGGCAGTTAGGCTAACAGGCACATTTTACGACATAAACGGGGCGGAATATCGGGCGGATATTCACGATGCTGACTTTGTGGGCAGTTCCGACCCTTTTACCGTAAAGTACTGCACTATTAGCTACGACAGCAATGATAATAACGACTTCAATGCTCCGATCATTGGAAGCCGGGCAGAGGTCGGTATGGTGGTGGACTTTGAAGATACGATACTGCCAACCTTTATAGAAGATTTTGCAGGCGGTTCCGAAAGTCGTTTTTTCCTGGAAATTACAAAGGTTCTAACTTCTTTGGTGGTTTGGCGGGGCTTATTAACACCCGACTTTGCAGGTGAAGAAGATACAGCCCCTTACTACACTTTTAAGGTGTCTGCTGTATGCGGTTTGGCTACGCTAAAGAAAAAGCCCTACCACGATGGATCAGCCCTTTATACGGGCATAGAGCGACTGACCAAACACCTTGTTACGGCACTTGCTAAAACAGACCATGCTTCCATGTGGGGCGGTACTGACGCCTTCCTAAAAACGTCGGTAGACTGGTGGGCGGTGTCAATGTCAAGCGGGGCAAATGATGACTCTTTGTTTCAGGGCGGTGTAGATCATTCAGCCTTTTACAACTTCCAACAGCAGGGAGGCGTAGATAAAGACGTAATAAGTAGTTACGACGTTTTATGGCAAATCCTAAAGACGTTTAATTGCCGGATATTCCAAACAGAGGGCGTATGGTGGGTGGAACAAATACCCTACCGCACAGCTTCGCCGTATTATTCCAGGGCGTACCAGAAAGATGGCACGTTTATATCCTCAGCAACCGTATCAGGGGCAAATGTCATAGACCAAACCAGCACAGGCGCAAAGCTGGCCACAATGACATACGATTTCCTTCCGGCTCTTAAAAAGTCAGAGGTTAATTACGATGTCAAGATTAGGCGCAATTTCCTGAACGGGGCAAATCTGACAACGGGAGCGGATACGATCAACTTTGATCAGGCTATATCTGCAAACGGTGGGGATGCCATAATGCGCCTTAAAGGTCAAATTTCCTTTGGAATTAAAAACCTTAGCTATTCGGGCGGCGCTAACGATGTGCTTTTCTTTGTACCTAATATAAAGCTGAAAGTAGGCAGCAATTACCTTTTAAGGGATTACGCCATTTCTAACTTTACAGCGCAAATAGATCCGCCTGAATGGACAGCAAACAGTGCAGACCGGATTTATCTGCCACACAACATCGGGGTGGTTCCGGCGGTTGGTGCGCAAGTAAACGGTACAATCAATTTTGAGATACTCACCCCGGCATTGCCTTCAGACGGTGATGACAATCAGTTGGTGGTTACAGCGTCCGGCCTTCAGAAGTGGGACGGCGGCGGTGTTAGTGGTTCACAGTTTCAGATATTTTGGAGCGCCTCCAACTTGTTCCTGGAAGTGTACGATGAAGGCACCCCCGTTGTTTCAGAGGATCAGATACAATACACTGCAGATAATCCGGAGGACTTTAGTGAGGTGTACGAAACTACAATTCGCCTTGGTTCGGCTTTACTGTCAAATAGCGCCGGGCGGATATTTAGATGGAACGGATCTATATGGGTGAACGCAACCGATTGGGGGCAGGGTGTAGGAACGAGAAACAAGGCAATAGGCGATCTATTGGCGCTAAACATCCTAAATGCCAGGATTTCACCGCGTAGGAGGTTAAACGGCTCTATGTACGGCGATTTTCGCATGTTCCGCTTGATGCAAACGCTTGACGGGAATAAATGGATGATGTCAAGCGCCAATTGGGACATAGGCAAAAATACCATACAAGGA